AGGTCTGGCACGTCGTATTGCCTGACGGCAGGCATCACGCAGTCGTAAAGCGTGACGGGTGGGTGTACGACAATCTGCATAAACGCCCGGTGTCGCTCATTGAGTACCAATCGTTGTGGCTAAAGCCTATGCCCCCGCCGCCTGTGAAAACGTGTGAAGTGAATCCGTTGCCCGCATCTGGCGGGCTTTTTTGCGTCCGAAAGGAATGTTATGCCGCTAAGTAATCTGTCCATTTTTCATGGTGTGACAGTAACGCTGTTGGAGACTGGGCCTCGCACAATTGCTGTGCCATCCTCTTCTGTCATCGGTATTGTCGATACGTACGCGCCAGGCGCCGGCTTGGCCGCGCCCAATGTCCCGGTAAAGATCACTAGCGACCGCGAAGCTGCGGCCGCGTTCGGCCCCAATAGCGCGATTTTCCGCCAGGTCAAAAGTATCTATGACAAGACCCGTGCCGCTGTTGTTGCTGTTGGTGTGCCGCATGTGGCTGATCAGGCGCAGTTGACCAGCGCCGTAATTGGCGGCATGACGGCCGGCGGCGCACGTACCGGCCTGCAGTCGCTGCTGGATGCCAAGTCTGTGCTGGGCTTGCATCCGCGTCTGTTGGTGGCGCCGGGGCATACGGCCAAACAGCCGGTCGCTAGTGCGTTGGATAGCCTGGCCGGTAAGCTGCGCGCCATCGGCATTATTGATGGCCCGAATACCACTGACGATGCTGCCATCGCCTATGCGGCTAACTTTGGCAGCAAGCGCCTGTACATGGTGGATGCTGGTGGTAATAAGGTGTGGGATACCGAGTCCAACTCGGAAATCTTGCTGCCGTCCTCTGGCGCAGCGGCTGGTCTGTTTGCGGCCAAGGATGCGGAGGTTGGCTTTTGGGCCAGTCCGTCCAATACCGAGTTCGCCAACGTGCTGGGTACCGGCCGCCCGGTTGAATATCTGCAGGGCGACCCGACCTGCCGGGCCAACCTGCTGAACCAGGCGTGTGTTAGCACCATTATTCGTGATGGTGGTTTCCGCTTGTGGGGTAACCGTACGCTGTCGGCCGATGCCAAGTGGTCATTCGTGACGCGTGTGCGTACCACCGACATGGTGATGGATGCCATCCTGGCAGGCCACCAGTGGGCGGTGGATAAGGGTATTACTAAGACTTACGTAGCTGATGTTACCGAAGGGCTGAATGCCTTCATGCGTGATCTGCGTAATGCTGGGGCGGTGATCAATTTCGAAGTGTTCCCGGATCCGGTGCTGAATACGGCGACACAGCTCGAGCAGGGTAAGGTGTACTGGAACATCCGCTTTACCGATGTGCCGCCGGCAGAGAACCCGAACTTCCGCGTCGAGGTAACCAACCAGTGGATTACCGAAGTGCTGGCAGCTTAATGCCTGCTGACTTTGACTGCATGAAGCGCCGTTTGGTGGCTGCCCAGGGTGGCCATTTGACGGCGTTTTTCTTGCGCAATGTCCGGCATGTTTTCGGTTCGCTGCATTGCCTCCAGGATGCCAACGCCAACGGCTATGTCTGGCTGAGCGATGGCAGCGAATGGTGCTTTAACTACAGCGCGCAGTACCCGGGGTTTTACCGGTTTGGTGCGCGTGACTTCAGAAAGGGGATCCGATGATTCCGCAAACGCTGACGAATTTTTCCTTGTTCCTGGCCGGTACCAGTTACGCAGGCAAGGCGACCAAGGTGCAGCTGCCCAAGCTCAAGCGCAAAACCGAGGCACACCGTGCCGGCGGCATGGATGGCGAAATCGATATGGCTGTCGGTATGGAAAAGCTCGAGGGCGGCTTTTCGATGACCGGTATCGATCGTGCCTCGCTGGCCATGTTCGGTATTGCCGACGGCGGCGCCTTTAACGGTGTGTTCCGTGGTTCGTTCACGGACCGTAAGGGCGCGGTGGTGGCGGCTGTCTGCACTTTCCGTGGCCTGCTGACTGAAGTGGACATGGGCGAGTGGGAAGGCGGCAAGAAGAACGAAACCAAGTACAGCTGCAGCCTGGACTACTACAAGCTGGAGCTGGATGGCCGTGTGGTGTACGAGCTGGATCCGGTGGCGCTGATCCGCGTCATCGATGGCGTGGACGAGCTGGCCGCAGAGCGCGCTGCGCTCGGTCTGTAAACCGTGGTGTCACCCGGGCCCGTTTAGGCGGGCTTTTTTCTTTTGGAGCGGAAGACGATGAAGATCAAGCTGAAAACCCCTATCGAACTGAATGGCGTCAAGGTAGACCAGATCACGCTGCGTGAACCCACCGTGGGCGACCAGATCGCCGCCCGTCGCCTGGCCAATGGTGACGACGCCCAGTTCGAGCTGAACATGTTTGCCAGCCTGGTGGGTTGTGCGCCCGAGGATCTGCACGCGCTGAGCCTGAGTGACTACAAAGTCATGCAGAAACACTATTTTCGCCTGGTTAATGGCGATGAAGGTGCCGAATCCGCAGCCTGATGGCTGGTCGTGGCAGGTAAGCCGCGAGCTGGCCAGGCGTTATGCCTGGTCGCGGAGTGAAGTGTTCGGGTAGTAATCGGCGGTGCGGTGTCATCCAGCCTGGGTGTGGCGCTGGGGCGGGTCAAGCAAGACGTGGGCGCCTTGCACCGTGGCATGGGCGATACCAAGGGGCTGAAAAACCTGATTGGTGAAACCCAGCGCTTGCAGCGCGAGCTGGCCCAGGCCGAGCAAGCCGGCCGCCGTGTGGGGCTGGATGCCGTGCGGGCGCTGCGGGGGGAGGTAGCTGGGCTGGAAAAGGACTGGCAGGCCAATACCGCCCGCGTAGCCGAGCTGGCCCGGGCGCATGCCGACGCCCGAAAGCTGGCTGCCAGTGTCGCCGGTAGTGATCTTGATGTGCTCAAGCAGGAGCATCAGCAGCTCGAGGCGGCCGCCAAGCTGGCCGCTGCGCAGTACACCGTCAAGCAGGCGGCAGCCAAAGAGGCCAAGGCGAGTGGTGAGGTGCCGCGCGACCAGGTAAAGCTGCTGCAGGAGGAGGCCAAGGCCGCTCGTGCTGCGTCTGCGGAGGCGAAGGCGCTTGCCCGTGCCAAAAAAGAGCAGCTGGAAGCCGGTGATCTGGCCGCTCAGGAGGTGGCCCGCCTTGCCTCGCAGCTGGACAAGGCCAAGAAAGTAGCGGCCGCAACCAAGCAGGCTTTCGAAGACAAGCGGCTGACCCTGCAGGCAACGCGCAACGAGCTGCGCCAGACCGTGCCGGTAGTGGGCGAGGTGGCCGCCAAGACCCTGCGCATGGGTGATGCGGCGGGGGCTGCGGCGAAGGGCCAGCGCGGTTTGCGCGATGCCATGCAGCAAAGTGTGCCGGTGGTGGGTGCCGTCGCCAGCGAGGCGGTGCAGCTGGGGGCGGCGGTGCGTGCTGCATCCCAAAGCCAGGGCAGCCTGCGCGACAAGCTTGCGGCGAACATCCGCGCCCTGCGTGATGCCGGCGTGGAAACCGGCAACCTGGAGGGTGCGATGAAGCGGCTGCAGCGTGCCGAGCAGGGTATGCAGTGGCAAAGCCAGGGCCGCAGCATGATGCAGTCTGGCTTGGAGCTGGGGCGCACGGCCGGGGCGGTGACCGTCGGCGCGGCGGCGGTGCCGACCGTGATCAGCGGTAACTACCAGGACGAAGTGCGCGATATCGCCATCAAGGCCGGCGTGGCAGGCAAGGCGGATGAAGCGGTGATGAGCGGCCGCATTGCCCAAGCGGCTGACGATGCCAAGATGGACCGCAGTGCGCTGGCTGCAGCAGTGAATGGCCTGGTGACGCAGGGCATGAGCTGGCAGCAGGCGACCGGCCATGGTGATTTGCTGGCCGAGCTGATCAAAGGCCAGCGCTTTGCGCCGGAAGATGCCGCCAAGCTGATTTACAGCTTTGGCCAGAACGGTGTGTCTCCAGAAGAGATGCGCAAGACGATGGGGCAGCTTGCGGTGGCTGGTGATCTGGGCGCGTTCGAAGCCAATGCGATGGCCAAGTTCATGCCGGAAATGCTGGCCACCACTGGTGCGCTGGGCTTTCAGGGGCCGGAGGCGGTGCGCTACCTGGCCGCCAGCCTGCAGGCGCAGGTCAAACTGACCGGTGATCCCGACAGCGCGGCCAACAACCTCAAGAACCTGTTGGCCAAGATTACCGCGCCAGAAATCGCCAAGAAGTTCGATGACAAGGGTTTTGACCTGCAGGCGTCCATGCGGGCGCAAATGCGGCTGGGCAAAAACCCTATCGAAGCCTTCATTGCCTTGACCGAGTCGTTGGCGGCCGGCGGCAACCAGGCCAAGCAGCAGCAGCTGCAGGCGATGAAAGAGCGGGTCCGCACCAGTAGCAACAAGGGCGATGAGGCTGCGGCGCTGGATGCCTACATGAAGATGGCGGGGCTGGGGGACATCATCACCGATATGCAGGCCCGTGCCGCAGCGCTGGCGCAAATCAAGTACGGCAAACAGATTACGGCGGATCTGGCCACCATTCAGCAGACGGATGGCGGCAAAAAACTGCAGGCCGACAAGCAGTCGCGGGACGCTACGTCGAACGCCAAGTGGGATGCGGCAAAGAATAGCTTTAATGCGGCAATGGTCGATATTGGCGATGCCATCCGGCCAGTGACCGATGGCGCAGCCGAGCTGTCCGCTAGCATGCTGTCGTCGGCCAGCGATATGGCCAAGGCGCACCCGGGCGTGGCGCTGGGGGCGGTGGCCGCTGGGGTGCTGACTATCGGTGCGGCCGCGGCTAAGGTATCTGCCGGCATGCTGCAGTGGGCTGGCGGTAAGGTGTTGTCTGGTGTGGGTGGCAAGCTGCCGGGGGTGGCGTCTGGTGCACCGGGTGTGCCTGGTGCGGCCGGCAAGGTGCTGGATGCACTGGGCGGTGCGGCCGGTGTGCAGAAAGTGTTTGTGGTCAACATGCCTGGCGCCGGCCTGCCAGGGGTGGATGGCAAACCTGGTGCGGGCAAGCCCGGCATGGCCGCCCGTGTCGGCGCGGTGGCATCCAGCGTGGTGGGTATGGGCCGTACCGCGCTGGCGGCACCTACGCTGGGTGCTATCGCCAAAGGGGGCGGTGCCGTGCTGGGTACATCCGCTGCGATGGTTGTCGGTGCGGGGGTGGCCGGTTACGCCGCCGGCAAGGCGCTGAATGTCGGTATCAGCGCTGCGCTGTCCGATGGTAAGCATGAGCGCACGCTAGGAACCTGGCTGTACGAAAAGCTGCATCCGGAGGAGGTGGTTAAGCCAGTGCCGCCTGTTGCCCGTCCTGTGCCTCCTGTGGCTATAGCGGCTGGTGCAAAGCCTGTATTGCCGGCGCAGTTGTCCAAGCCTCCGATAGTAGTGGCTGCGGCGGTAAAGCCTGCGCCGCAGCCGGCACCAAACCTCACGTTTAGCCCGGTGATCCAGGTGAAGGTGATGGGGGATGCCAAGCGGCCGGAAGACATTGCAAAGCAGATTGCGCCGCACCTGCGCCGCCTGTTTGACCAGTGGCTGGCCAGCCAGCGCAGCAAGGCGGGCAGCGGCATGTATGACCCTGTGGGGGGATGATGGAACTGTTCAATCTGATGGACAAGGCGGCAGCAACGGCCAGCCGCCTGGCGGGGCAGGCGTCGCTGCCTGTGGTGCGTGATCTGGTGGCTATGCAGTCCGGAGCTGGTGCCGTGTCGGCGCAGCTGGAGCGTGCTGCTACCTTGGTATCTGCTGTTGTGCTCGACCGTGCGGGGGCGCGCCGTATTTCTCGGCAGGTGGGGCTGGTGATGCTGGCTGCCACCGACATGCAAAAGCATGGTCAGGCACTTGTGCGTGAGGCCGGAGCGTTGATGGCGGGCAGCAGTAGCAAGCTGGTGCGGGCGTTGGGCAAGGTAGTGAGCCTGCGGGCTGTGCAATCGTTGGGTGGTCGCTTGTTTGGTGCGCCGGCGGTGGTGGAGGCGGCCCCGTCCGCCGGCTTCTTGCTGGAGCTGTCGCCGGATGACGTCACGCTGCAGCCGTTCCGCTTTGCGCTGGATCGTGCCGCTTTTGACGAGCTGAGCCGTGCCACCGAGTTCGGCATTGCCAGTCAGGACCGGCTAACCCGGCGGCCGGCGGCGCAGGCGGTGGGCAAGGGTAGCGACAAGATCACGCTGAAGGGGGCTATTTACCTGGCCCGGCATGGTGCTGGCCACGTTGAACGCCTGCGCGAACTGGGGGAGGCGTTGCAGCCTTTGACGGTGACCACGGGTTACGGCCGCAACCTGGGGCGCTGGTACCTAGCCAGCCTACAGGAAGAGCAGGCTTATTTGTTTGCCGACGGCGCGCCGCGAAAGCAAACCTTCACTTTGGGGCTGACACGCTATGGCGACGACTATCAGAACCTCTGACGGTGACGTGCTGGACTCGCTCTGCCATGCCCATTACGGGCGTCTGGCCGGCGTGGTGGAGGCTGTGCTGGCGGCTAACCCTGGGCTGGCGGATCAGCCGCAGCCATTTGGTAGTGGCGTGATGATCGTGCTGCCGGATCTGGCCGTGCCGGAGCAGGCGACAGTGACTTTGTGGGAGTAAGGCATGAAGCCTGTATTCAAGGTGCTGGCTAATGGCCAGGACATTACGGCGCTATTGGAAGACCGGATTGAAAGCCTGCAGGTTGTGGACAAGGCTGGGCTGGATTCCGACGAGCTGACCATCACCCTGGATGACCGTGACGGCGCCGTTGGGCTGCCAGCTCGTGGTGCGGTGCTGGAGGTGAGCCTAGGCTACGCGGAAACCGGCCTGACCCGCATCGGCCGCTATCGTGTAGACGAAGTGAAAAGCAGCGGCCCGCCGCAGCAGGTGTCGTTTAGCGGGCGCCCGGCCGACATGAGCGGCAAGATCAAGCAGGTGCGGCGTGGTGCTTGGGAAGCAGTGTCCCTGGAAAGCATCGTGCAGGCGGTGGCGGTGCGTAACAAGCTGCAGGCCGTGTGCAAAGTAAAGGCCACCGTGGCCCGGGCGGACCAGATGAACGAAAGCGACCTGCACTTCATCACCCGCCTGGCCAACCAGTACGACGCCACCGCTACCGTAAAGGGTGGCAAGCTGCTGGTGCTGCCGCGTGGTGGCCAGGCTCAGTCGGTAAGCGGCAAGGCGCTGCCGACCATCGTACTGCAGCGGCGGGATATCACCAGCTGGAGCTTTACGGCCAGCGACCGTAATGCCTCCGGCGGTGCAGTGGTCCGCCACCATGACCAGGCCACCGGCCGTACTAAGTCGGTACTGGTGGCCGGTGCCGATGGCAGTGCCGCGCCGGCGCGGGTGGTGCGCCATGCTGCTGCCAGCCCGGGGGCGGCTGCGGCGCAGGCCAAAGCGGCCGGCGCCCGTGCCTACCGAAGCGAGGTCACCATGAATCTGGTGCTACCCGGGCGGGCGGATATTGTGGCCGAGCGTAGTGTGGATCTGGTGCTGAACAAGAAGGCCGATACGGCCAAGGGGAAGAAAAAGGGACGGAAACCCAAGCCACCGCTGAAGGTGTTGACGCCGTGAGGTGGCTGAGTGAAAGGGTAGGCATCATGCAAGAGCATGAAAAGGGGCTGGCGTATTTGTTGGCGCTGGGGGCGTTGATCGGTATCGGGCAGTTGATGGTGAGTAAGGAAACCATCACCCCGCGGCTGGCGGTGGGGCGGGCCATTCTGGGCAGTGCCACGTCAACGGTGGCTGGGGTGGTGCTGATGCAGTTTCCGGACCTACCTTTGCCGGCGCTTGTGGGGCTGGGGGCGGGCCTGGGCATTCTGGGGCAGCAGTACCTAGAAGCCTGGTTGCGTTCGCGGGCGGATTTGCTGGGCAAGAAGTAGCGGCGTCATCCACAGGATCTGTGGGTATGTCGGCGCTGAACGGGGCGGTTTGCTGATCTGGCAAGCCGCCCATTTGTTTGCGTAAAAAAACAAGCGGCAGCCCTGGGCTGCCGTTTTGCATGGAGAAACACATGAAGAAAGATGACATCTTTGCCGGCATCGTTGGCCGCGAAGGCCGCTATGTGAATAACCCGAACGATCGTGGCGGCGCCACCTGCTGGGGTATTACCGAGCGCGTCGCCCGTGCTCACGGCTATCAGGGCGATATGCGTGAGCTGCCACGCGCCACGGCGCTGGCCATTCTGGAAGCCGACTACTGGACTGGCCCGCGCCTGGACCAGATCCACGCCATCAGTCCGCTTCTAGCCGACGAGCTGTGTGATACCGGCGTGAATATGGGAGTGACCGTGCAGGTGAGGATGCTGCAGCGCTGGTTGAATGTGTTCAATCAGCAGGGCCAGCTGTATCCGGACTTGCAGCCGGATGGCCAGGTAGGCCCGCGTACCCTGGTGGCGCTGAAAGCCTACCTAGCTGCGCGTGGCAAAGAAGGGGAAGCCGTGCTGCTGAAGGCGTTGAATGCCAGCCAGGGCGCTTACTACCTGGAGCTGGCCGATCAGCGTGCGGCCAACGAAACGTTTGTGTATGGCTGGGTGGCTAACCGCGTGGGGCTGGGTGTTTGAGCGCTAACAGGCAGCCCGAAAGGGCTGTCTGCTATTAGAAGGGATGCATCATGGAATGGAAGCAAATCATCAGTACCGTTGCGCCGTGGCTGGGTACGGCACTGGGCGGGCCGCTGGGTGGCCTGGCAGTATCGGCAGTGGCGGATGCCCTGCAGCTGGAAGAGAAGACCGAGCAGGCCATTCAGCAAGCGCTGGGCGGGGTCACTCCTGATCAGATGCTGGCCATCAAGCAAGCAGACCAGCAGTTTGCCGGCCGCATGCAGGAGTTGGGCTTTGCCAACCAGCATGCCCTGGCCAAGATCAGTGCCGATGATCGTGCCAACGCCCGCGCCCGGGAAATCGCCACGGGTGACAAAACGCCGCGCAACCTGGCGTATCTGCTGGTGCTGGGGGCGCTAGGCACCGGTGCCGGCCTGCTGTTTGGCGGCCTGCGCTTGGACAGTACGCTGGCCGGGGTGGTGATTGGCTACCTGTTTAACGAGGCTAGTGCGGTGACGTCTTACTATTACGGGGAGTTCAAGCAGCGTACGTCTGGTGATTAGTGAGCTTGGTTGGTTCTGTGTTCAATGGTGCGCGTCTTTGCCGAGTGGGGCCACGTTATTTATATTTATCTATCAAGTTATGCAATTCGGAATTTATTGCTATGATTTTGGTCCGTGGGTCATATCTGGTGTGACGCGTACATTAACTTGTAGGAAGGATTGATCATGCAGGTTCGAAATGGTTTGTATTCTGTTCGCTTTGAGAATGCCGGCGTTGATTATGGCACTGGCGTGATCGCTATTAAGAATGGTGCCCTGAATGGTGGTGATGCTGGATTTTTGTACCAGGGCAGTTTTACGTCTGTATCTGATGCTGGTGAGATTAGTGGGCGTGTCAAGGTTGATCGTTGGAATGCTGCTTGGGTGTCTGTCATTCCTGGTCTTAATGGTTACCAGTTGAACTTTTCTGGCCAAGCTGTTGATGGCGGTGTTTTGCGTCTGAAAGGGAGTATTCAGGGGGCGGAGCATATCGTTCTTGTGATCGAGGCTGTTCACCGTGCTGACCTGGTTGAGTAATCAGGCCTGCGCGGGTTTTGTGCGGGTAGCTGTGTGACGCAAACGGCTGCAACTGGTTTGTAGCCGGCTTGTGCGAGAAGCGGCATGTTGCTAACTATTTGATTTTATTGATTTGTGTTTTGTACTGCCTGCATGGGGTGCAGGGGGTCGGAAGTTCGAATCTTCTCGCCCCGACCAAAGAACCAATTCAGCAAAAAAGCCATCCGCATAGCGGGTGG